GTACAATGAGTATGGTGCAGATCGTATTGTTGCAGAACGCAACCAAGGTGGTGAGATGGTTCGCTACACATTCAAGAGTGTAGATGAGACTATCCCCATTAAACTCGTACACGCATCCCGTGGTAAGTTCGCTCGTGCAGAACCTGTCTCGGCCCTCTATGAACGGGGTCGGGTAAAGCATGTCAAGGGTCTAGATGCCCTAGAAGATCAGATGGTCCAGTGGGAGCCTCTAGGTTCTATTGGTTCACCTGACAGGCTTGATGCAATGGTCTGGGCTGTAACTGAACTTGCCCTCAAAGGTGTGGCTAAACCTGAACTCAATTTGGCCTATGCTGATGCAAAAGGCTTGCTGGCTAGATTATAGGGATCACTATGGCACAGATTTATCACAAAAGGGCAGACACCTTTACGCTGTCTTGTGTTTGGAGGGATGCTGCTGGTAGCCCTGTAAACCTGTCTGGTTATATCATAGCCTCTCAGGTTAGGACAGAAACTTTTGTTGATAATCTGGTTGTCACTGTGACAAATGCTGCCAATGGTGAATTTACTGTGACTCGTGCGGCATCTTTTACAGCTTTGTGGCCTATTACGACTTATGCCTCAAACCTCTTTTGTGATATTGAGTTTTCACTGACTGGTACGGTTGTTTCTTCTGAGACATTCGAGATTGTAGTTGTGCAGGATATTACACGATGAGCCTTGAGATCACAAACACGAACAATCTTATCTCGGCTATGCAACCGAGAAATCCAATCACTGTTAGTGTTGGTACAACAGATTCTGCTTCTCTAGCTGTTGTTGTTCAAGAAACAGAGGCTAATGCTTCCGCAGCCGCAGCTAGTGCAGTTGCTGCCGCAGCCAGTGCAGCTACAGCTTCTGCTATTGTTGGGTCAGGTAACGGACTCTTTCCTAATGGGTCTGCCAGCCTACCTTCAATCAGTTTCGCAAGTGACACTAACACGGGTATTTATAGACCCACTATAGACACCCTAGCAATCACATTGGGTGGTGTTGAACAACTCCGTATTGGCCCAAATGGAGATGTTACGGTAATTGACAAGATCGTCCATTCTGGCGACACTAACACCGCCATTCGTTTCCCTGCTAATGACACCATGACGGTGGAGACGAGTGGGGCTGAGCGCATGAGGATTACCTCTGATGGCCTAGTCGGGATTAGCACAACATCTCCCGCTGCCAGTCTACAAGCAGCCGCACGGTCTTCTACCGTTATCGCCAATGTGCTTGTGACCGAAGTCAACTATTCTGATAATTTCAGGGCCACCGCGCTTGAGTATTGGCCGATTGACTCGACAGGAACCCAGTTTGGTATCTCAAGGGCAAACCTCGGCTCACTGCGGTTCTTGAATTGCACTAATGCTACTATCGGCACGAACGGTTCTACTCCACTTATTTTTGGCACGACTAACACAGAGCGCATGAGGATCACTGGTGCGGGCAACGTAGGAATTGGGGTGAGTTCTCCTGCCGCAAGGCTCGATGTTCTCTCGTCCTCCGCTACTGAACCTGCTGTCCGAATCACCCAGACGGGTGCCGGGGATGCTCTTGTGGTTGAGGATAGCACTAGCCCAGATGCTTCGCCTTTTGTGGTTGGGGCTGACGGCAAGGTAAAAGTTTTGCATAATGCCGCTTGGTCTGGCATCACCGCCCCTGCTGTTGCTGTTGACGCCAACCCAAGCTCTGCTTTTGCTCAGACATTTTATGCCTACAACGCTGCAAGACCTATTTTCAGTTTTGTCACCGGCGGCGGCACGACTTTTGGGGATAACACTGCGGTTGCAAATAATCGTCAACTGGGGGTTATGAGATTCTACGGGACAGACGGCACTGCGCCTATAATTGCTGCAACAATTGAAGCCGCTGTTGATGGCACCCCCGGCACCAACGACATGCCGGGTCGTCTGGTGTTCAGCACGACTGCTGATGGAGCGTCTTCCACTAGTGAACGTATGCGGATCGACTCTTCGGGCTTTGTTGGCATCGGAACAAGCAGCCCTGATGTGCGTCTCCGCGTGTTGGGCAGCACAACGGTTTCCTCACAAACAAATGTGGCTGCGAGACTCGGGCCGGGTGTAGATTCTGACTTGTTGCTCGGGAGCCTTAACGGGAATGTGCCGTTTGTTGCTTCTCAGGGCGCATTTCCACTTGCGTTTTATACCAATGCGACAAACCGGATGCACATCACCTCTACGGGCAACGTGGGGATTGGCAACACCACACCCATTACCCCGCTCCACGTCACTGGCGCTACCGTCACCACTGGTGTGGTCTACAAGAACCAGCCTGCACAGACCTCAAAGGCCGCAGCAGCAACGCTGACCATTGCAGAATTGCTGACGGGGATCATCCAGTACACGGGCGCTCTAGCCACGCTAACTATGCCGACAGGAACTCTGATTGAAGGTGGTGTGCCTGCTACTTTCCCAGTTGATATGTCCTTTGATTTTTCCGTCATCAATACGGGTTCTGGGACGGCAACTCTTGGTACTGCTGCTGGCCTCACCCTCACAGGTTCTATGGCCGTTACAGCGGCTACAAGTGGCATGTTCCGTGTTCGTAAGACTGCAACCAACACTTATACTGTTTACCGTATTAGCTAAGAAAAAGGAGGATCAAGATGGCCGAGAAAAAACCATTCGTCATCACGATCAACGATAAAGACTATACCGAAGACCAACTTAACGATCAGCAGAAGGTTCTTATCAACCACATCGCTGATTTGGACCGTAAGATCGGTTCTACTCAGTTTAACCTCGACCAGCTTCAGGTGGGCCGCAACGCCTTTATGAACATGCTGACTGAATCCCTGACAGAAGGTGCCGCAGAATGACCGCAACGATCACTTGGACCATCTCGCAACTTGAACGCAACGCTGTTGATGGTGGTGTGACTATGGCTCACTGGGCTGTATCTGCCGTTGATGGGGACCACAGTGCATCTTCCTACGGTACTGCTGGCTTCACCCCCGACCCTGCCGCATTGGAGTTTGTACCTTTTCAAAACCTAACTGAAGCTGACGTTATGGCATGGGTTTGGGATTCAATTGATAAAGGTGAAGTTGAGGGTAACCTACTTCAACAGATTGAGGTTCAAAAGAATCCACCAATTGCCACCGGGCTTCCTTGGTGATCCTGTCTAAAGAAGAGTATTTACAATGAAGAAACTCTCAGAAACCGCCGCTAAAATTGAACTCGGCGTTTATGGTAAGAACACCTACACGGGTGATATTCGTGCTGACGAGTTTCTTCAAGAACTCAAAGGCAAAAAGGCGATCCAAAAATACCGGGAAATGCGTGATAACAACGCGATTGTCGGTTCGATCATGTATGCTGTGGAACAGACCCTTCGTGATGTCAAAGTTGATGTGGTCCCTGCTGATGACAGCGAAGCTGCTAAAGAAGGTGCAGTCTTCCTCAAATCTGTCATTGAAGACATGGACCACAGCCTTGACGATCATATCTCAGAAGCCCTGTCGTACCTGACCTATGGCTTTTCGTGGTTCGAGGTTATCTACAAGGTCCGTGCTGGTGATGCCCGCTCCCCTAAGAAAAACTCTAAGCATGAAGATGGTCGTATCGGTGTAAAGAAGATTGCTATCCGCGCACCTTGGACTGTAGAGACTTTCCAAGTTGACCAAAGCACTGGTGAAATTCTTGGTATGTACCAAGAGGCTGTTTGGGGCAAGCCCCCTAAGATGATCCCTGTCGAAAAATCCCTGTATTATCGCACAACGAGCCTCAACAATGATCCCTCTGGTCGCTCCGTTCTTCGCAACGCTTATGTTTCTTACACTTACCTCAACAAGATTCAGGGATATGAAGCTATTGCTATTGAGCGAGAACTTCATGGGGTGCCTGTTGGCCGTATGCCTGCGGAGTATCTGAGTGCAGATGCTACTGCCGATCAGGCTGCACTTCGTACCCAATTTGAGCGTATCCTTCGTGACCTCAAGAACAACGAACAAGGCTATGCCCTTCTTCCCTCAGACCTGTATGTAGATGCTGATGGCAAACCTACTAACCAACGTCTCATGGACGTGGAGTTGATTACCGCAAATGGCTCTCGCTCCATCGACATTGATCCTGTTGTTAAGCGTTACCAGCATGATATTGCTCGTAGCCTTATGGCTGAGTTTCTTATGCTTGGTAGTGGCAGCGGTTCTTACGCTCTGTCAAAGACTAAGACTGACCTCTTCCTCAGAAGCCTCGAAAGCTACATCAACACGATTGTAGATGTCCTGAATAAGCAACTTGTTGAACGTCTGTGGCAGTTGAACGGCCTTGATTGGTCCACCATGCCTAAACTTGTTGCTGGTGATGTTGCTCCCCACGATCTTCGTGAAATTGCTTCCTTCCTGCGTAACATCAATGGCGCTGGTATTGAACTTCAAGATCAGACTGAGGTTGTCACTGACCTTATGTCAATTGCTGAGATTGATTTCGATAGTTCCAAGTATGAAGCAAAACTTAACAAACCTGTGAAGGATGCTACAGATGGCTGATTGGGGACACCTCACTCTTAGGGATAGTTACTTCTCCATCGCTCAAGGTCAGTTTGATGGCTACTCTGTTGTCAATGTCACTGGGTATAATGCAGACGTTGACTCTGGTGGTGACGAGACTGTCTGGGCGGCTGGGGGATTGTACCCTTGGTCCGTCTGGGACTCTGTGAGGGTCGTCACAGTCGTCTCTGCATCTGCCTCCGACACAGGGTCTGTTGTGGTAAGTGGTCTAGATGCAGACTTCAACCCAATTACAGAAGAGATTGATTGTCGCGGTCTTACTCCCACCACAGGCACTGTGCAGTTTAAGCGTGTAAACTCTGCTGTCTATAAGAACGGTGCATCTAACAACGCTGGGAATGTCACGCTTACTGCCAACGGAAACACTATTGGACTTATCCAAAATGGTATTGGTCAAACCCTTAACGGCATTTACACAGTACCTGCTGGATATACAGCTTACATCATCACTGGCAACTTTAGTGTCCAGAAGGGTGAAGACGCTCAGGTTCGTTTCTTTATTCGACCGTTTGGTCAAGGTTTCCGTATTGCTCATATTGGCGAAGTCTACGAAAACACTTACAGGTACGACTTCTACGCCCCTGTTGCAATGCCTGAAAAGACAGACCTTGATGTACAAGCCGCTCAGGTTGAAACTAACAACACACGAGTTACCACAAACTTTACTATGATTTTGGTGAGGAACAATGCCGTACAGTAGCAATGAAGACCTCCCGAAAGCAGTTCGTGGTAAACTGTCTGCACATCAGCAATCAGTCTTCCGTAACGTCTTCAACTCTATGATGACCGAAGACGGTATGACTGAAAGCCGTGCTTTTGCTGGTGCGTGGTCACAGGCTAAACAGGCTGTCGAAAAAGTCAATATGGACACACTTCGTCAGAAGGCCACAGAACACAACGAAAAGTATGGCGACAAAGGCAGAGTTACTGCTGAAACCCTTCGCCAAGTTTATGATCGTGGTGTCGGTGCTTATCGCACTAACCCTCAGAGTGTCCGCCCTAACGTCACTTCCCCTGAACAGTGGGCTATGGCCCGTGTCAACAACTTCCTTCGGGCTATCCGAAATGGCAAGTTCCGCTCTGGGAAGCATGACACAGACCTGTTGCCAGAAAATCATCCGATGGCCTCTAAGACTGTGGAAAAAGCTGTGCATCAGGGTCGAGAAGTCGAACTTGACAAGCCTTTCCGTCTCCCGGCTGGCTCCACCAAGAAGTTTGGTGTCTACGTCAAAGATGGTGACAAAGTAAAGAAAGTCACCTTTGGCGACCCAAACATGGAAATCCGAAGGGACGATCCAGATGCTCGTGCTAACTTCCGTTCCCGCCATTCTTGTGACACGGCCACCGATAAAACCTCAGCCCGTTACTGGTCTTGTCGCATGTGGGAAAGCGGAACCTCTGTCTCAGAGTTGACCAAAGTTTCCGTTGAAGGTCAGATCGTCAAGCAACTTGATGAAGAGCGTCTTGCCTTTGGTTGGGCTTACGTCTCAACTGTCAACGGTGAAATCAGCCTAGATCACAGCGAAGAGTTTATTCGCCCTGACCAGATCGCAAAGGCTGCAACCAATTTTATGCTTTCCATGAGAACCGCCAAGGCTATGCACAGTGGTGGTAAGATCGGGGAAGTTGTCCATTCCATGCCCTTGACTAACGAGATTGCCAAGGCATTGGGTATCCAGTCTGACCGCGAAGGCTGGCTAGTCGCTATCAAGGTCTACGATGACCAAGTGTGGCAAGATGTTAAAAGCGGTAAACTGGCTGCGTTTAGTATTGGTGGCCGCGCTCTTAAAGAGTTTAGTGAAAATGCAGACTAAAACTTGCAATAAATGTTCTGTCGAAAAACCAATTTACCAGTTTAGTAAAAGTAAACAGGGTAAGTTTGGGGTTAGGTCACATTGCAAAGTTTGTGACTCTGTTTCACAAAAGCTCCAAAGAGCCAACAGAAAAGACGAAATGAGAGAGTATAACAAAACTTGGGCGAAAAATAATCGTCCCAAAAAGTTAGCAGCCTCCAAAAATTGGATTGCATCTAACTACGACAAAGTTTTGTCTTATAATTCTGCCAGAAGGTCAAAACAAAGACGCGCAACTCTGTCTGGCTACAGCAAAGAGATTGAACAAATCTATTGGCTTGCTAGGGATTTGAGGGCAATCACGGGTGAAAATTATCAAGTTGACCACATAGTCCCTCTAAATGGCAAAGACGTTTGTGGTTTACATGTCCCGTGGAACTTACAAATTCTTCCTGCGGACTTGAACATGTCTAAGGGTAACAGATTAACTTTGAAGGAGATGGTGTAATGCCCACCGAACTCGTAAACTTGGAACTTGAAGAGGTTTCCTTGGTCGATATGGGCGATGACCCACTCGCTAAGGTCGCACTGTTCAAGCGCAGCCCGGAAGGGGAACACATGGAAAACGAAGAAGTCGAAAAACTCGACACGGTTGAAGAGACTGAAACCGAAAAGGGTTACATGGAAGAAATGAAGTCCGACAAGATGGACGACATGGAAGACGACGAAGAAGAAATGATGGAAGACGACATGATGGGCGAAAAGAAGCCTGCTCGTAAGTCTTGGAAGAATGAAGCCCTTGAACTTGAAGAAGTCAACAAGATGCTTCTGGAAGAGATCGAAACTCTCAAAGGCAAAGTCGCTGATCTTGAAGTAGCTGCTGTCGAGAAGGCAAAGCCTGCCGAAGAGATGATCGAAGTTGAAGGTGAGATGATTGCCAAGTCGGCTATCCCCGCACCGATCCTGAAAAAACTAGAAGATGTTCAAAAGGCTCTCGAAGTCGAAGAACTCCGTAAACGCGCCGATGAGGTTCTCCCCAATTTCAAGGGAACTGCTGATGAGCGTGGTAAACTGTTGAAGTCGATTGGGCAAGACGAAGAACTGCTTGCACTCCTTCGTTCCGCTGACGCTGCCTTTGCAGGCATCTATGAAGAAGTCGGCAAAACTGATGCAGCTAATGATCTGAAATCTCCGACTGAGAAGCTAAACGATATCGTGAAGGCTTATCAGGACGAGAAGAAAGAGAAAGACTTCCACAAAGCGTATGCTGCTGTCATCAAAACCGCACAGGGTCGCGCCCTCGTGCTTGAAACCTACAAAAAGTAAAAGGAGCCTCTATTATGGCATTTACGGAAAACATGCAGACCCGCACCTCCATTTCGGGCGCTGTCATCTCTCAATTCACCTTTGTTGCTGGCCCCGCTTCGGACGGTCAAATTGATCCCTGCGGCGATGGCGCTCGTGCTTGTGGTGTGGCTCTGAACGCTGCCACTGGCGCTGGTCAGGCTGTTACGGTTGCTTACGATGGTCGTGTGACTGTTAAGGCTGCTGGCAACATCACTCGTGGCGCTGCTGTTGCTTCGGACTCGGCTGGTGAAGCTGTTGCTGCTGGTGCTGGCGACGTGATCCTCGGCTATGCTCTTGAAGCTGGCGTTGACAATCAGATCATCACGGTCGAACTGTCGCGTGCTGAAACCGCTGTTCCCTCCACCTAATAGCATCTGAATAGTTTAATAAAGGATTACCAAAAATGGCTATGTTGACCCCTAGCAGCGTTCATATTGACGCACCGCTTACCAACCTGACGATTGCTTTCCTGCAAGACGCTAATGGCTTTATTGCTGACCGTGTGTTCCCGAAAGTTGGCGTGTCGAAGAAGACTGACAAGTACTACATCTACAACCGTGCCGACTTCAATCGCACTGGTCAGGTGCAGGCCCGCGCTCCGCGCACTCAGGCTCCCCGTGTAGGCATGACGCTGTCGCAGGACACCTACTCGGCTGACGTGTTCTCGCTGGCAACCGACTTTGACTTCGAGACGCTGGCTAACGAAGATGCAGCACTGGATGTCCGCGCTGCTGGCGCTCAGATGCTGACCCACCAACTCCTGATTGACCGCGAAATCAAGTGGGCTGATACCTACTTCAAGGGCGGTGTCTGGGGTACGGACTGGGATGGCGTTGCTTCGTCGCCCTCTTCGGTTCAGGTCATCCAGTGGTCGAACTACTCGACCTCGACCCCGATCCAAGACGTTACCAACATCATGCGTACCGTGCAACTCAAGTCGGGCGGCTTCAAGCCCAACGTCATGGTTGTCGGTAAAGAAGTTCGTGACATTCTGGTCAACCACCCCACGATCCTTGCCCGCCTGAATGGTGGCGCTACCGTGACGAACACCGCTCTGGTGACGGATGCCAAACTGGCTGAAATCTTCGGTGTGGAAGAATTCATGGTCATGGAGACGGTGAAGAACACCGCTGCCGAAGGTCTGACCGAATCGAACGCTTTCATTGGTGGCAAGCTGGCTGCTTTCTACTACCGTCCGCGTTCTTCGGGCCTGATGATCCCCTCGGCTGGTTACACCTTCACTTGGGACGATCTGGAAAATGCTTCGGGCCACGGCATCACGATCAAGTCGTATCGTGGCGACTATCTGGCTATCGACGGTGTTGCCGAAGTGCTGGAAGCCAACTTGGCCTACGACCACAAGGTTGTTTCGGCTGACCTCGGTGCAGTCATCGACAGCGTTATCGCCTAATTAAGAAAGGGGAGAGAGAATGATCCCGACTTATTTTCTCTCCCACTCTTTCGACCCTACAAGAAGGCTCTATGTCAAACAAAGAGTGCATCTTGGTGAAAGGTGGCGAGAGAGGGGAGAATACTACGATTGGAGGGGTACTGAAAGTTCTCAGAAAATCCTCACCCTGTTCAATCAAGACTTCTTCTATCACGATCCTAATGATACTGAAGATGAAAAAGAAGTCCTTGCCGATGTGTTCAACAAGAACCTTGACGGCATGACCCTTGCAGAACTCCACTCTTACATTGATAAACTCAATGAGAGGTTTCAGGAGAAAGCTAAAACTGCAAAAGAGTTTCGAGAAAAGAAATGCCCTAAAGTCCCGAAGGACGTTGAGACACAAGTTCGCAGGATTAAGTTCTGGCGTGATACTCATAGGGAATTGTTTGAATAATAAGAGGGCGACCAGATGGCTTGGAGTTATTCCGCTGCTGACTTGAATACAACCACATCGTCTGGTCGTCTAAACAGCGTCCGTCTGCTTGTTGGTGACACAGACACTTCTGACCAATTGGTTCAGAACGAAGAGATTACATTTGGCTTGGCTCAAGCTAATAACAACATCTACTATGCTGCTGCTTGGGTTTGCCGTACTATCGCTGCTAAGTTCAGCCGTATGGTTGACACTACCCTTGATGGGGCTTTGAGTGCCAAGTACTCTACTCGCGCTCAACAGTATCAGCAACTGGCTGCACAGGTTGAAGCACAGGGTAAGAAGACTTCTGGTAAAGCCCTTGGCGTCTTTGGTGGTGGTTATTCATCGTCTCAGATGGAAGTTGCTAACCAAGACCCGGATCGTGTCAAGCCTGCTTTCAGCATTACACAATTCGATAACGTAGAGGCGGGTGATGGTTACATCCCCGATGAACCCAATGGCGTTTGACCCCTACACTCTGCGACAGATGATTAGAGAGCATGGCATAGCCCTCACGCTTCGAAAGAGAGCCGCCAGTGCGTATAGTGATGCCACGGGTACTGTGACCACCACAAACACAGACTACGCTCTACGGGGCTATTTCTACGACTATACGCCAGACATGGTTGACGGAGAGTCTATCCTTCGTGGTGATCGTCGGGTAGTCCTCGACAATAAACTCACCAATGGGTCTGCCACTCCTGAACCTGATGCCACAGACCAGATCATTGGCCTTGGCGACACAGTGAACATTGTCAAGGTGATGGAGATTAAGTCTGGTAGTGGGACTATGTGCTACTTGCTACAAGTGAGGGAGTAACATGGCTCAAAATGTACAAAGAAGCGTCACTCAAATCCTCAGGTCCGTAGAAGAGAAACTTGATGAAGTTCGAAGTGAGTTTCTGGGCAACATGGCTCGTGACCTTGTATCCAGATCGCCTGTTGATACTGGGGCGTATGTGACTTCCCACAGCATTACCACAACTTCTGGTGCTGGTCGGTCTAGAACCTCTGAGAATAAGCCTCGTGGTCAAGATACTGGGGCAAAACAAGTAGAAGCCCTTGAGCAACTCTACTCGGATATTGCTGCATTGCCTGCTGGTGCTACTAAAATCTACATCAATAACAGATCGCCACACAACAAAGCTGTTGAATTTGGTGGTGCTAACTGGACACGGGATGGCTACTACGTCTATCAGACTGTCCAAGGAAGGGCTGGGGAACACCTTGCCAGTGCTGTCGCCAAAGTGAGGAGTAGAGAGTAATGAGCATCATTAACGACATTCGTGCTTGTCTCGACACTCATTTGACTGGTACTACTAGCATCCCGACTATTGCAAGGCAGAACGTACCTTTTGAACCTACAACGGGTACAGCCTTTGTTAAAGCAACCCTTGTACCAACACTTCGTCGTCCTGCTGTTCGTGGTTTGAACCCACAAAAGAGATATGATGGGTTCTATAACATCCTGATCTGCACTCCTGAAGGTTTGGGAACTGGTGCTGGTTACGATATTGCTGACACCCTGTTGTCTAGGTTTGATGCGGGAACGGATATTACTTACAATGGTTACACAGTCTCCATTGAATATGCAGAAGTTGGTACGAGTTATCTAGACTCACCCTTCTATTGCACTCCTGTTGCAATCGCATGGTACATTTATGGAGCCTGAACTAATGTATAAAGCTATTTCTAATTTCGCGTTTGTAGGTAATACCTACTTTATTGGGGATGAGGTTCCAGAGAGTGTGGCCTCCCTCTTGGCTGATCGGGAAGATTTGTTCGAAACCGTCAAGGCCACTTCTACCACCAAACCTCAAAAATCCAATACTCTTGAAGGAGAATAAATCATGCCTTTTGCACAGGGTTCGCGCTCTAGCCTCGCTTACATTGCTGAAAGCACTTTCGGCACTACGCCTTCCACCCCCACGCTTGCTAACCTGCCTATCAACAGCCACTCGCTTGATCTGACCAAGGATCGTGTTGAAGGTAACGAAATCCAAGCTGACCGTATGCCTCGCGTTGATCGTCATGGCAACCGTCAAGCTGGTGGTTCGATTGAAGTTGATCTGCGTAAAGGTGACTTTGACGCCCTCTTTGAATCGGCTTTCTTTAGTTCGTTCTCGACCAACGTCTTGAAGATTGGCACCACCCCCAAGTTCTTCTCTATGGAAGACCGTGCTGTTGACATTTCTCAGTACCGTCTCTTCAAGGGTATGGCTGTTTCGACCCTTGGTGTTTCGATTGCTCCTAACCAGATGGTCACTGGCACCTTCGATATGGTCGGTCAGACAATGGTTCAGTCTGGCACCTCTGCGACTGCTTCGCCTGTTACGGCTGCTTCTGCTAATGCTCCCTTCGACAGCTATAGCGGTGTTATCTCGGACGGTGGTTCGGGTATTGCTATCGTGACTTCGCTTGAATTCTCGCTGTCCAACTCGCTGGCCCCGACCTTTGTGGTTGGTGCTTCGACCACCCCGCAGTTGGAGTTTGGTCGCGCTGTTGTTGAAGGTACGATGACCGTCTACTACGAAAATGCTACGCTCATCAACAAGTTCCTGAACGAAACCGAATCGTCCATCCAAGTTACTGTGGACGATCCTACGGGTTCCTCGGACTACACCTTCCTGTTCCCGCGTGTCAAGTACAACGGTGCTTCGGTTCCTCTGGCTAACCCCCAGTCGCGTCTGATTACTCTGCCCTTCGTGGCTCTGTATGACAGCGTGGAAGGCACGAACATCAAGCTGACCCGCTCCGCTTAATAGAAATCCCCGTAAGGGGTAGGGGCGAGAAAATCTGTGTCGGGCGGAAATCTCGCCCCGTCTTTAATAAAACCCGACACACTACCCGACAAATAAGGATACCCGACATGGATTTGCTGAAAATTGGTAAACCGAAAGAGACTACCGAAGTCATTCTGTACCACCCCGTTACCTCGGAAGTACTGACGAATGAAGATGGGTCTAACATGACTATTACTGTGCATGGCCCCTATAGCAAGAAGTACAAAGCTATTGCTCATGCACAACAGAACCGTCGCCTTGCCAAAGCCCAACGTGGTGGTAAGCTGACGCTTTCTGCTGAGGAGATTGAAAACTCGGCTATGGAACTTCTGGTACAATGCGTTGAAGACTGGGCCATCACTCTTGGTGGTACTAAGCCTAAAGCCACAGAAGCTAAAGTGCGAGAAGTCTTTACTCAGTTGCCTTGGGTCAAGGACCAAGTTGACGCTGCGCTTGGAGACGCTCAGGCTTTTTTGGAGAAGTAAGACTGGCCCTTCTGGATTATGCTCAGAAGTCCTTTAGACTGGATCGTAAAGTCAAAGGTTCGAAAGCAACAGAAAGGGATCACCTAGAGCAAGTCGCTAAACAGTTAGGGAAGAGTGTCGAGGAACTTGAGGACCGTGAGGATAACCTTGAGGAACCTCCCACCTTCCCTGATTTAGCTTTGCATATTTGGGCTGCTTTCTTGGAACTACACAACGGTAGAACCTACAATATGAGTGGCCCAAATCCAATTTCCTATGACACAATCTACTTTTGGTGTCGTATGATGGGTATTGAACTAACACCTTGGGAAATAGGTGTTATCAAAGACCTAGACAATATTTATATTAGAGCGATGGGTGAAGAGAATGTCTAACGATCTTGGCGTTATTGGGATTGAAGTTCAGGTAAAAGGCCAAGATTCTGTCAGAAACCTTACCAACGACTTTAATAAACTTGAGTCCACTGTTGTCAAGCAGATTAAAGCCACAGAGAGACTTGAGCGTAGTTACGCTATTCTGGATAAAGCCTTTAACACTGGTAAAATCAGTCTGGAGACTTATGGTAAAGGTGTTCAAGAAGTTGATAGGGCCATAGAAGCTGTTTGGAAACAAACGCAGAAAATGGACCAAGCCTTTCAAAATGCAAACAGGTCAGCACAAACTTTTGAGAATACTAGCCGAAAAGGTATGCGTAGGATCGAAGTTATTGCCCAACAAGCTGGTTATCAGATTGGCGACCTTGCTGTTCAGATTCAGAGTGGGACAAATGCTGCTGTGGCTTTGGGACAACAAGGTTCCCAACTTCTTGGTTTCTTTGGTCCGGCAGGCGCTATTGCAGGTGCTGCACTTGCTATCGGTACAGGGCTTATTGCGCCTTTCCTAAAAGGTGAAGAAGCGGCAGGTTTGCTGACAGATCGTATCAAAGATTTGAAAGCTGAGATTGCTGATTTGGAAGGTGTTCAACTTCTTCCCGAAGAACAAGTTCAACTCTTGTCTCAACAAGAGGACATCACTCTGGAAATTCTTAGGTTGCAAGAGCAACTGACCAAACAACGAGAAGTTTCAGTCTCTTTTGAGGAAAAAGGTCTTACAAACAACCAAGCCTATCTAACCTCTTTAGGCTTAGTTTCTTCAACAGAGCAAGAAATTGCCGCGTTAGAAAAAGAGAGGGCAGCTAACTCAGAACAACTTCTTGAATATCAAGGTTTGCTTGTTGAGAAAAGAAGGGTTTTGGCCGATCAGGAAGAAAAAACTCTTCAACAAGAAATTGAGTTGGGTCAAGCTAAGATTAGCTATGGTGAACAATCTCTAGAAGTCAAGGCATTAGAGAACCAACAAATTCTTGAGAACTATGAGGCAGAACTTAAAAGACTTGGTATTCATGACAGCATTATTCAAAAGCTGCTTGAGATGAAGTCGGAAGTCATTGCTAATGCTGCTGAACTAGAATCTGCAAGTGCTTCTGCGCAAAATCTGGAAAGAGCCTTGCAAGCCGCAGCTTCGGCCATGTCTCAACTAACAGGTTTTAGTGCAGGTCTTGATGTTAAGCTGGCACAAGCAACTGCAAAAGTTGATGCCCTTCAAAAGGGATTGAACGCAGCTAGTGCAGCAACTGTGGCAGGTCTTAGGGAAGAGGCCAAGCAACGGAGAGATGCAGCCGCTCAAGTCGCTGTTGGTGCAGACCAACTTCGTGCAATTAATGCTGAATATGTCTCTTCTATCGATAAAATAGCCAAGCTAGAAAAAGCAAATGCAACTTTTGACAAGCTGAGTGAGTCTCAAAAGAAAGCTGCTGGAAGTTCTAAGAAACTCAAAGAAGAACTGACAGCCGCAGAAAAAGCTGCTAAACAGTTTGCAAGTCAAATGGATGGCTACGTTGTCAACGCTGTTGATGGTGTGGCCGATGCTTTCGCAGACTTTGTTATGCGTGGTTTCAAAGGTTTCAAGGGTTTTGTAAAAGACATTCTTGGCTCCTTCAAGAACATGCTTGCACAGATGATTGCCCTTGCTGCTCGTAATCAAATCCTCATTGGACTTGGTTTTGCAGGGGCAGGTGCTGGTGGTGCAGGTGCTGCTTTGGCAGGCGGTTTCGGTGCAAGTGCTGCTGGGGCAGGTGCTGCTGGTGGTATTGGCGCTGCCTTTGGAACTGCCGCATCCGGTTTTGGCTCAGGCTTTATGACATCCGTTTATGGTGGCCTTGGTGGTACTATGGGCGCTGTCAGTGGTGGCTTGTCTGTTGGTGGCTTGTCTGGCATCTCTACAGCCATTGGTGCTATCGCCGCACCTCTTCTTGCTGTTGCAGGCATTTTCAGTTTCTTCAAGAAGAAGACTAAAGAACTTGATGCTGGACTTCGTATCACAGTGACCAACATGGATGCTCTCGTCAAGAGTTTCCAGACGATCCAGACTACACGCTTCTTCGGTTTGTCTAAGAAGACTACCACAACAGAGAGTGAAGTGTCTGCTGAAATCTCTGATCCGATTGTGGAAGCAGTCCAGAAGATGCAGACGCAGATCGTTAAAGCTGCTGAACTGTTTGGTATCTCTTCTGATGCCTTCGAGAACTTTGTTTATGACTTTGAAGTCTCTCTGAAAGGTCTGACTGAAGAACAGAAAATCCAGAAGATCAACGAAGAAATCGTCAAGATGGGGGATGCCTTCACGGCCCTGTCTGGTCAATTCACTTCGATGAACGAACTTCTGGCGGCTGCACAACAGCGTTACGATCTAACCACAAGACTTCTTGAACTCCAAGGTAATGCTGAGGAACTCCTGCGTAGAAACCGTGAGTTGGAACTTGCAGCTACACATGAATTGAACAGGGGCTTGCTCACCCTCGTCCATGCTATGGAAGACGTGCAGATGGCTGCTCAAAGAGTAGATCAGGCCGCTTCTAACCTTCGTAGTGCTATGGATAGGCAACTGTCTGCTGCACAATCTGGTTTGGCTACCGCTCGTAGTCAACTCGAGAAGGCTGTAGGGGCGCGTGTAGCTCGTATACAAAGCGGTTTTTCTCGTATCTTCTCAAGCATTGAATCTCAGATAGACTCTGCAAAGGCTAAAGCCGAAAGATCGCGCAGGATTTTTGAACTGCTTGACAATGCTCTGAGTGGCCGCAGTGCTACCTCTGAGGCTGGTGCTTTCGCTTCTCGTCGTGCTGCCATGACCTATGTGTCCAGTGGTGGTATGGATGTAGATAAGCTGACCAGTGCTTTGGGCATCTTGAATGAGCCTAGCGAAAAGTTCTTTGGAACCTTCCAAGACTACGCTAGAGACTTTGCCCTGACTACCAATGCTATCGAAAAGAGCCGTGCTGTTGCAGAAGCCTCTATGTCTGCTGATGAAAGAGCCGTGCAACTTCTGGAACGTCAACTGGAACAAGCAAGGGTCAATGAAGCCCGTCAGATTGCTGCTGCTGAGAAACTTCTTATCATCAACGAAGAAGTTCTTACTGTAGAAGAGGCAATGGCTCAATACATGGAAGCGCAAGCTACCTATGAGCAAGTACAAGCACAACACGAAGAGCTTATCGCACAGTTCCCAATGTTGAGTGAGACGTTCCTTAGTGTTGCTGATGCTATTCTTGCCCTCAACTCTGCTATTGCTGCCCAAACGGCTGCACAGACTGCTGTAGCTAATGCGATTGCATCGGCTGCTAATGTCCCTACAGGCAAGGTTCGCGGTTTCGCTTACGGGGGTATGCACTCTGGTGGTCCCCGTATTGTTGGTGAGAGTGGTCCCGAACTTGAAGTTACTGGTCCTTCTCGTATCTATAGCAATAGGGATACGGCTAATATGTTCCGTGATCCTGAACTTGCAGGTGCTGTAGCAGGTCTTCGTAGAGAGGTTTCGGGTATGCGTTCTGAGCAACTGCAAATCCAAGTTGAAATCTCTAAGAATGTTAAGCGTGTGTATGATATTGAACGTAAATGGGATACAGATGGTCTTCCTCCTGAAAGGGTCTAATGAATGAAACTTATTAAACCTGTAACTGTGACAGACAGTATCCTTGTTAGTTCCTCGGTCCCCGAAAATGATTATGCTGAGTGGTCTTCGGGGACCACATACGCCGTTGGAAATAGGGTCATTGTTGTAAGTGTTCACAAAGTCTACGAAAGCCTTATCAACAGCAATATTGGTAATGATCCTACAACTGATAATGGCACTAAGTGGTTGGAGATTGGTGCAACAAACCGCTGGAAAGCCTTTGACAAGAAAATTGGCGACCCTGTTGTTCAGACCACAAGTGCAGAATATGTTCTAAACGATCCAAATTCTAGCATAACTGCTGTGGCTTTGTTTGGTCTGCAAGGTATCTCCGCAAATGTGACTGTAACTGACAATATTGATGGTGAAGTCTACAATGAGACTATCGGCCTTCTTGACAACAAAAACATCATAGATTGGTATACATACTTTTTTGAAGAGCAAACCCAACTTCAAGAAGCCTTGTTTTTGAACATTCCCCCTTACGTTGGTTCAGATGTTCAAATCACTGTCACCAATACAACAGGTCAAGATGTAAAAATTGGCCAGATTGTCAGCGGTTTCTTCTCAGAAATTGGTTTGACCACCTATGGTACTTCGGTTAGCATCGAAGATTTCTCCCGTAAAGAGACAGATGCCTTTGGTAACTTTATTGTGGTTGAGCGGGCTTTCGCACAATTGGTTGACTACAACGTAAGCTACCCAACACAAAACACAAGAAAAATTCAGTCTACATTGGCCCAATACCGTGCTACACCAATTGTGTACATTGGTTCAGAAGATACGTCTTACGGCACAGTGGTCTATGGTTTCTATCGTAGATTTGACTTGACCCTAGAAACACCATCTTACTCGCTTGGTGCCATTGAAGTAGAAGGATTAACCTAATATGGCTTACCCCCCGATTTCTACACTTCCTACCCCACCCTCTCGTCAAGACCCTACAAACTTTACTGTTCAAGCAGATGCTTTTCTTGGTGCCTTGCCTGCTTTTCAAACTCAACTAAATGCTGCTGGTGACTATATTGAGAGTGTAGGTGCTGCTGTAGACGCTGATGCTAGTGCTGCTGCTATCGCTGCTGCTAATGCCTCTGCCAGTGCTGCCTCTGCGGCTCAAGTAGCTTCCGCTTGGGTATCTGGAGGTTCTTACACTGTAGGTTCTGTCAGATACTCCCCCATCAACTTCTCGACGTATCGTGCTAAGTTGACCCATTCAGGGTTGACCACAGACCCTTCGCTTGATACTACGAACTGGGCCAGTATTAATGCTGCGGCTGCATTGACAGATTTTGGTGTTACTGCAACTGCTGCTGAGTTGAACTACAACGACATCACCACCCTTGGTACTTCTCAAGCCTCTAAGGTTGTGACTGCTGCTGCTAATGGCGATGTCAAGTTCGCCAATGCTATCATTGAAACTGTCTTTGCGTTGTCTGGTACTACCCCTGCTTTGAACCCCAACAATGGTACAGTCCAGACTTGGACCTTGAGTGGTGCTTCTACTCCCACAGACAGTTTTGTTGCTGGTGAAGCAGTGACCTTGATGATTGATGATGGCGCAGCCTTTACGATCACTTGGCCCTCTGTGGTTTGGAAGACTGACAACGGTGTTGCCCCGATCTTGAATACTACAGGCTTTACTGCTATTGTTCTGTGGAAAGTTGGTTCAACTTTGTATGGCGCTCGTGTAGGAGATGCATAATGCTTAGTAAAAAGGCACTTGCAACCGCTTCTTCTGCTGCACAGGGTCAAGTGATTGAAGACGTGTTCAGCACTTATCTGTATACAGGTAACTATGTTTTTTGGGATCAGCAATCACCGACAAGCCAAACTATCGAAAATGGGGTTAACCTTGCAATTAAAGATGGTTTAGTCTGGATCAAGGACAGAAGCACTGCTACTAATCACCATTTGTTTGACACTCTTAGGGGTGTAAACACTGAGATTAACAGCAATACAACAGATGCCAACACAGCCCTTTCCAGCAGTCTGACATCGTTTAATTCAAACGGTTTTACTGTGGGAACATCTACTGCTGTCAACACTTCGTCAACCCCCTACGTATCTTGGACTTTCGGTAAGGCTACTAGATTTTTTGATGTGGTTTCTTACACAGGCACGGGCGCTAACAGGACAATCAACCACAGTCTTGGCACTACTGTTGGCTGCATCATTATCAAGCGTACTGACACTACATCTGCTTGGGCTGTGTATCATCGTGGCAACACTGCTGCACCTGAAACTGACTATCTAGTTTTGAATACAAATACAGCCACTGTTGACGATATTACATACTGGAATGATACCCTTCCTACAGACAGCGTTTTTACTGTGGGGACTAATGCCGCAGTAAATGCTACTGGTGGTACTTATGTGGCGTATTTGTTTGCCCACGACCCTCTTGGGCCTTCTGGTGATGGTTCAGATGGACTAATTGCTTGTGGAAGTTACACAGGTGATAATACAGGCCCTAGAACCATTGATATTGGCTGGGAACCTCAATGGGTTCTTATAAAGGGTTCTGGTGGTCAAGACTGGCTCATGGCCGACATTATGAGGGGTCTTGGTCCCGCTACAACATCAAGCCTAGAAAATTACAGTAGGCTCTTACCCTCTGCCTCAACAGCAGAAAATGATGGTAACTGGTTGGGCGTTAATGCTAATGGTTTTGTGGTTGGTGTTCAACAAAATAATAATACTAATGGCAGTGGAACAAACTTCAACTACATTGCTATTCGTCGTGGACCTATGCGTAAACCTAGAACTGGTTCAGAGGTTTTTGTTCCCGTAGTTTATACTGGTTCTAATACCGATAACAGGCTTGTCTATACCAATCTTCTGACAGATTCAGTTTGGGTCAGACAGAGAAACGACACAGTTGTTGCTGGGCTTGTTGTTGGAGACAGACTGAGATTCAACGCTTATCTCACGACTGGTGGCACTGCTGCTCAAGTAGATGATGCTGACAGTCTAATGACTGTTACAAGTGGTTATGGTCACTCTTTTAGTATTATGAATGGTTTTGGGGTTGGTAACGATTCTACGAGCAAAGTAAACGCTGACACTACTGCAAATAATCACATTGCTTATGCTTTCAAACGCGCACCGGGCTTCTTTGATATTGTCTGTGACACTGGGACGGGTGTTGCTAAAACTGTAAAGCACAATCTTGGTGCAGTACCCGAATTGATGCTCCGTAAAAAAACTGTTGCTATTGACAACTGGACTGTTTATGCCAATGACCCCACAGATTATCTAATCCTCAATACAACGGCAGCTACCGCTGATCTTGATACTATGTGGAATGATACTGCACCCACTTCGTCGGTATTTACTGTTGGAACAAATGATGACGTGAACCAAAGTACTGGGCTTTTTATTACATACTTGTTTGCAACTTTGCCCAATGTTTCTAAGGTTGGGACGTACACGGGTAACGGTTCTAGTCAAACTATTGAGTGTGGTTTTACTACTGGTGCAAGGTTTGTTCTTATCAAACGTATCGACAGCACTGGTGATTGGTATGTCTGGGACAGCGCCCGTGGTATTGTTGCTGGCAATGACCCCTATCTACGCTTGAACAGCACCGCCGGAGAAGTTACAACGGATGACACTATTGACCCCGCAAGTATTGGGTTTATTGTAAATCAAGTTGCAGCTACCAATGTCAATGTTAATGCGGCCACTTACATTTTTCTGGCTATCTCTTAATCACTTCAACCCATAAGGAGAATCAACTGTGGGCGAATATAGACATAAAGAAACTGAGGAAGTTAAGACACAAGGAGAGTGGCGTCAGCATTTTAGCAATGTCTCTCTCCCCCGTGTTTGGGCGCAAACAACTCTTGAGGGCTTGAACCTTGAGGCTGTCTTTGAAACCCCTAAGCCCGAAGCTGGTAAGTACCAGACTGTTGTTCGTAATGGTGTGGTTCAGGATGCTAAAGGCAACTGGGTTCAAGGTTGGTCTGTTGTAGACATGTTCTCGAACTACATTGATGAAGCTGGCGAAATCCACTCAAAAGCAGATCAAGAAGCTACCTATCAAGCTGGTCTTGATAACGAAGCCTCTAAAATTGTTCGCACTCAACGTAACAAGTTGCTTTCTGAAAGTGATTGGACCCAAGTGATTGATGCCCCTGTAGATCAAGATGCTTGGGCTGAGTATCGTCAGGCTCTTCGGGATATAACTTCTCAGGAAGGTTTCCCACACAATGTAGTCTGGCCCGCTAAACCTGTCTAATTGAAGGATTACCACAATGTCTTTAAGGAAGAAGGTCACTGGTGCAGTTGCAGCCGCTGTTATCGTGTCAGCAACCCCTTTCATTGCTAAATGGGAAGGGCTAGAGACTAAAGCCTATAAGGACATTGTGGGTATCCCTACTGTCTGCTACGGGGAAACTCGTGGGGTTAAGATGGGTGATACCTACACCAAAGAACAGTGCTTTGCCATGCTTGAAAAGGGTGTGGCAGAGTTCTATGCTAAACTAGAGCCTTGCATGACTAACCCTAACATCCCTGTGGGTGTACAAGCCTCTATGCTGGAACTGGCCTATAACGCTGGCACTGGGGCTGTCTGTAAGTCTACGATGATGCGTCTAGCTAATCAAGGTAAGTTCAAAGAAGCCTGTGATGAACTGGGAAAGTGGGTTAAGGCTGGTGGTAGGACTGTGAAAGGTCTAGAGAACCGTAGGGCTGACAGCAAGGTCACACTCTGTAAGAAGGGGCTGTGATATGCGTGTCTTGCTCTTGGTGGCTCTCCTAGCTTTATCTGGTTGTGGTAAAGGCCCCTTGAGCCTCTTGACGGGTGGTGGGCCTAATGTCGCAGCCAATGTGCAAGCTGGTAAAGAGAACACACAACAGGCTGTAGCTGTACAACAAAAGACAGAGGCTGGTCGGGACATTATCCAGAAGACTAGCCCTGTAGAAGCAGAAAATATCGAAGAAGTGAATATCCAGCAAACCCCGATGTGGATACTAGTCCTTCTGATCCTTGGGTGGTTACTACCATCCCCCAACGAAATCGCAAGATGGATACGAGGGCTATTTAAGAAATGAATTATCTAGAGTACATCATAGGAAGTGCCGTGGCAGCTATCTTCTCTGGTATTACTTGGCTAATCCGTAGGGTCTTGACAAACGAGAAACAGATTGCTTTGATGCAGGCTGAAATACGTTCTCGTGATGTTCGTCGTCAAGAAGACCGTGAGATAATGAACGAGATTAAGACTGATCTTAAAGAAGTGAAACGCGACATTATCGAATTGTATAAACGCGACCCAGATCAGCACTCTTAACCACACAAATTACCTTATTCCATAAAGAAACCCCGCTCTCGGAATTAACCGGGAACGGGGTTTTTTCATTTCTAATCGGCTTCGTTGCAGTACCAGACGACAAGTACAACGACTGCTAAGAAGATCAGGGCTTCGATCATGTTGGATCACCCCAGTTGTAGCAGACATAGAGGGCTTCTTCTGGTGGGGACAACCCTAGACGTTGGTCTTCTTTGACCCTCTCAATGATTTCTACAGCACTCTGCTGACACTCTTCATCTGTCTTGTAGATCAAACCTGATGTGGTTGGGTAGCACTCACCAGACAGTGTGTTGCAGACTAGGAATAAGAGTGTGACCATTATTCACTGTCCAACTCTGTGATTAGACGGTCCAGATACCAACGAGCCTTCTTCAAGTCTTCTACAGGCTTTGACTTGTAGCGCCAACGATGAAGGTACTTCTTGGTGTTGCCTTCCAGATAACCTGTAAAGCCTTCCCATGACATGTTGTCCTTGAGATAGTCAATGCACTCAATACCCCCTGTGTTGTAGTGTGCGGGGCTATTCACTGCGTCTTTTTCCATCTTTTCCCATTTCTCTTTGTGGTATTCATTTACGATTTGCATAGGGGTCTTCGTCCAGATTGGAACCCCAGACTGCCGTATACTAATTGGGCCGTCCCACTCTACACTATAGTATTCCAAGTTATCCATCAGATACCCTCAGCTTCGAAAGCGATGATCCAGTCTTTACAGATGTCAGATCGAACAATGTCGTCTACACCAAACTCAATAACTGGCACAGGTAGGTTATGTTTTTTAGCAAGGTGGATAACCTTAGACAACCCAGATTGACCACCAATGTCTGACTGCTTTACGTCACCATTGATTACGACCTTACAGTCCTTACCAATCCGTGTCAAGAACATCTTGATTTCTGCGACAGAGGTATTCTGTGCTTCATCTAGGATGATAAAGGCGTTCTTGAATGACCTACCTCGCATAGTAGATAGAGGTGCCATTTCAATATTACCACTCTTGATGCCAGTCTCTACAGTACCCTTCCCTAGTTGCTCATTCAGAACATCAAGGACAGGTGCAGCCCAAGGAGCAAACTTCTCTTCTAGTGTGCCGGGGAAGTAGCCCAAGTCTTTACCCACAGATACATTGGGTCGTGTCAGGATGATCTTGTCAATCTCACGGTTGGCATACATGTTCGCTGCATAGGTGGCTGCAATGAACGTCTTACCAGTCCCTGAGAAACCGCAAACAATGATCTGATCTGAATCCTTTAGACGTTTCAGATAGGTGTCTTGGTTGTCGTTAAGAGGCTTGATAGAGACGGTACGCATTGCACCCTCTTGTTCAGCACCTTTGTAACGAGACTGTCGTTTGCCTTTGGGCTTTTCAAGCATCATTGTTCTTCAACCATTCTACAAGATTTTCATAACCACCGATGTACTCATTTTCATACCAGATTTGTGGGACAGACTTAATCCCACCCTTGAACATGAGTTTGACGATCATAGGGTGTTCATCGTAGTGAAAGACCCCAAAAGGGGCCTTCCGTTGTTGTAGGATTTCCTTGGCCTTGTCACACCAAGGACAATCATCCTTCGTTATCATGTAGAACATCTTCTTCTCCCTCTTTACTGGCAAGGTTCCCAAGGATGTAGCCCACCATTGCTTCCAGATCGTCAATCCTGTCCCCCTGCTTATAGGTTAGGTAGGTCAGAACGAACAGGACTGCAATCTGTACAAGATCAAAGAGCATCAGGTCAGGTCCACGATTTCACATGAGCCACCAACACAAGCAAAAGTCTGTGAACCTTTAGAAGTGTCCTCAGTCTCATACTCACTTAGTTTAGCCCAGTCAATCTTTGGTGGCATGATAGCAAGCAAGTCTTCGTACTCCCGTTGATTAACTTCCTGATAGGGTGCCTGTTGGTAGCTGTGGTCAGAGTGCGGCAAGAACGACACACCAGATACTTCATCGAAGTATTTGTAGACCCAAGCACCAACTTCCATCCACTCATTGTCACGAACAGTAACCGTAACAGAAGGTTTATGTTCGCACCAGTTACGCTGATAGATCAACCACAACTCCAACTGTTCGATGGCAGTCATGTCGTTACGGGTGATAGCACCTTCGGGAGACTTCTGTGGGAAGCTAAAGACTGTCGTAGTCTCAGGCTTAATCACACAAGGCTCACTAGGAATACCCTGATCCTTCATAAACTGCGTCAGAGGGTCTTTGTTATCGCCACGCACAGTGCGGATATAGTACTGACTATGACGAGCATGGATACCAGAAGCACTGTCAACAAGCTGGGAAACGGTTCCAGAAGGCTTGACGCAAGTGATAGCAGCAGAAGCAGGGATGCCAAGACGATCAGCCCACTCACGATTAGTATCGACAGCCACATATCTCAACTTCCTTAGAGTTTTTTCGAGGCCAGCATTAGAAGCCCCTAGGAGTTTGTTGTCCATGATCCCAGTCAACGACACACCCAACAGGCGCTCTTCCTCAGTGTTCTTCTGCCAAATCTTACGCAGATAGGGGAAGTGAGTGTAGGTAGACTGGATAGTACC